ATCGAGGATCTGATTCAATACCGAGTGGCCCTTCAGGAGCTATGGCTCAAGGAGGAGTTCCAGCCGGTGATGGGATTATTGGCTAGTCTCAAAGAGGAGGCGCTTTCTTGGGCGAGGTATGATACAACTAAGGAAAGCGCCGATACTGTGAAAGCGATCTCAGCCAGAGTTAGTACACAGCTAAGAGTGACTGAGATACTCCTTGAGTTGCCACAAAGATTGAGAACTCTCGAAGAGCAACTGAGACACCAAGAAGCTCAAACATTGAAGATGAGACACTCACAAGAAGGAGGCGAAGTCTAATGGCATTGTTTTCATGGCAAAAGAAGGTTAGGGAAGATGGAGCTGAGGAGTTCGCTCTTCCTGATGAGTTGACCACCAAGATCGAAGCTGGCGCTAACGCGGCGGCTGATCTTACTCCCAAGGTGACGCAGATTCTGGCGTCACTTGAGGGAATTAACAAGTTCGTAGAAAAGCAAACAGAGAAGGAAACAGCGGCTACTCGTGCAGCAGCGGCGAAGACTACTACTGAGTCTCAGTCTGAACTTGAGGAACGTATCGAAACACTCATGCTCGAAGGTAAGACTAGAGAAGCCGTTGCTCTTGCTAGTCAGCCAGTCACAAATGAAGTATTGCTGCTTCGTGCGGATCGGATTAAGCGTGAAGTTTTCGAGGATGCTGAGAAGTATCCTTATTACTCTGGTGACATCAAGAAAGAAGTCGATGCGCTTCTTGAGAATCAGTCAGCGGCGTTCAGAAACAACGCGCAGAATGTTGAGAACTGTTATCACACGATCTTGGGCAAGCACACACCAGAACTTGTGGAAGGTAAGCTCAAGAATCGTTTCGCCGGTTCAGAAGGCGGTCGTGGTACAAGTTCAGGTTCTGCTGGTAACACTGCTGTAGCAGATGATAACAAGAATCGTCTTGCCACGTTAGAAGCAGATGAAAATGTCAAACGCGCTGCTAAGCATCTTGGGTTTACGCCGAAGGCTTATGCTGAAATCTTAGATAAGGAAGGAATCGGTTATGCCTGAGCTCAATCACAAAGATATAACAGCAGCATTAAGTGGTTCTACTGTCTCTGCGGCGGCGCTTGAAGAAGCTATCAAGCGTGTACTAGCCAAAGGAAAACAAGAGCGCATCGAAGCAGCGCAGCCAAAGGAGCCGAATTGGGCTACTATGACTGAGCAGGACGCGTACAAGTCTTCAACTTATATCCCTACAGTTGAGCACGAAGTGCCTGATTATATGAATATCAAGTTGAAAGATCCTGAGTACGAGGTTGTATGGGCCTCGAAGGATCAGAGAAGGATCGGACAGCTCATGGCGGAAGGGTACGAGTTTCTGATAGCAGAGCACGTACATCCTAATTTCAAACTTCCTCTGGTGTTCGATTCGGACAAGCACTATTGCTATGTGGATGTTGTTGCTTTACGTGTCCACAAGCGTATCCTCTACGGCAAACGTCGCGCAGGATTAGAACTTTCACAACGTCAACTTGGAAATAATCGTAGACCGCCGGCGGCGAGGGTTTCAGGTACTTTCGATCTTCAGGAAGTTCCTATGAATCCAGAAGTAGGCTCATTCTACGATCCAACAGCTTAACTTTAACCCCGCGGTGTAGCAGGCATCGCCCAAACAGCAAATGAGGAGAGCGTATGGCAGCGGCAAATCTTACTACACATCTGCCGATTCTACAAGTGCTGGAGAAGGCGGGTACTACGCCGTATACCAGCTCTCAACCCGAAGCAGCGGGACAAACCTTCTTGTCAGGATCTCCTGTGCAGTTGAATGGCTCAGGATTCGTACAAGCTTGGGATGGTGCGACAGTGACGGCTGGGATTCTTGGAGTATCGGAGTCCTTCGGTTCTAACCTTGGTAGTGCAGGTCTTGGTGCTCCTGTAGCACCGTTTGGTGGTGTGACAGGAAACATAGCAATTCAAACCTGGGGTAGTGTGGTTAATCAGCCTTCGGCTGCAAATATCGCACTTGGTACGCCGGTTACTGATGGACGTACTTTGTATATTGAGCCGAATCAGGATAATATCTTCCAGGCTCTGTATGACAACTCCACTGGCACTGTGACCGCCAACTGGACCACCACACAAGCAACTGTCGGCGCTATTCTTGGTCTGACCAAAGATGCTAACGGTTACTGGTATGTTGACGGTGGCAAGACTGGTGCTTCTGCTGTCGTACAGGTCGTTGGTCTTCCAATGGGACCGGGACTCAACTCTCTTGTCAACTTTGTTTTTCTAAACGCAGCGATTCAAGTAGCTTAATCGAAGGAGATTTCTATGCCTCAAGTTAGAGCAAAATTCGCACAACTGATGCAGCCGGGGCTGAAGAAGATTTACTTCGATTGCCTTGACAGTCAGTTGAAATCGTCAGACTACCCCAAGGTGTTTCACGAGGTAGATTCTGACTCTGAATACGAACAAGAGCTCGAGATGGCAGGCGTCTCTGTGCTGCTTGAAAAGCCTGAGAATGCCTCAACCTCTTATACAGAGATGAAGCAGGGTGCTTCTAAGAGAGTCGAGCCTCTGACATACTCCCTTGGTATCAGGACTTCCAAGGAACTGTATGACGATGACAAGTATGGCCTTGTCGGAAAAAAGGGTCCGACACTGCTGGCAAGATCTGCGGCATTCACTAAAGAGATGATTGCGTGGAATGTATTTAATCAAGGCTTCACATCCTCGGTTACTACATTCGACGGCAATCCTCTCTTCTACAACGCTCATGCTCTGCTTGGTGGTGCACAGGCTACAGCGATTGGTCCGGGATTAGCTGGCGTTGTTTCTGCGCCGGGAACTTATCCTAACCGACCTCCTGTAGATGTGGATTTCTCAGTAGCAGGTCTTCAACTTGCTACTAACCACGCTGCTCGCATGGTAGACAACATGGGCTTCCCGATTCGTCTTAAGTGGGCAAGTCTTATTACTCCTCCTGAGCTTCGGTTCTTGGTTCGAGAGATTCTCGGTTCTCCGGGTAAGCCTTACACAGGGGATAATACGATCAATTCTCTGTTGCCTGAAGATTACAAGAATCTTGAAGTTCCTTGGCTTAACTCACCGTCTGCTTGGTTTTTGGTTGCAGAAAAAGCAGATCATGCCCTACAAGTGATCGATCGTGAAGCTCCTACAACGGATTTTGACGATGACTTCGACACTGATGCTATCAAGCAGAAGACGAGGATGCGCGTTGCTGCTTGGTGCCCACGGTGGCAGGGGGTATGGGGGACTCAAGGGCCGTAAAGTTTCACAACAGAACATTGTTGTGATAGTAGCTGGGGGGCGCGATCCTGCTCCCGCCCCCCGACTACTCTGAGGATTCAAAATGAGCTTCTTCGCACAGACCGGATTACGACACACGCATTTTACAGGTCCGTGGCATTACTGTGATCGGTGTGATAGTAAGACTAAGATCGCACTAATGAAATGGGAACGTGGAAAACTTCTTTGCTCGAAGTGTCAAGACTCTAATGGCATTCCGGGATTGCTTGGTGAGCGCGATATCAAGATAGCGCAGGTACTCACTGATGGAAAAGAAGAATTTGCACCTGTAGAAAAACTTCGTAATCCAGACTTTGCAGAAGAAGTAGAAGATTTCCTGATTTAAGAGCGCGAAGGCGCTGGAAAAGGAGATGTTATGAGTATTACTGAAGGAAGGTTTGAAGGAAACACGTCCTATCCAGACCTTCAGTTTTTCCTAGGATTTGACGATTTTATTGACACGTCAGCACATGTTCTGAACGCGACGCAGGGTGTTGGACTTGCTGGTCAGACGCTAGCAGCTTCACTTGCTGCTACACTGTTCTCGAACGTTGAACCTTGGCTACGTACTGGCGTGTATGCGTCTTCGTATGACCAGGAGCAGTTTGGTACTGCTGCGGGAGTTGCTGGACCCACAACCGTAGCAAATACCAGCGGTCCACTGGCCCTACCGCCAGGAATTCCGCCGATTCTTGCTGCTAACTTGGCGACGCTTGGAAATATTCAACGTGGGCCGGTTCCAAAGGGTATGCAGATTGATAGTATAGATGTCATCTATACTGTTACTGGCGCGGCTCTTACAACTGCCACTGTCGGACTGACAAAGACAGTGTTTGTAAATAACACTGCACCGGCAGTTACAAACTTGATTGCCCTTGGTGCTAACGGACTTCCAACCGCAGTACAGGCACAGCCTTATGTAACAAACATTCCGGTCACAACTCCTGCGATGATTACATCAGCAGATGCGGAGATCTTGTTTAACCTTAACCTGACTACTCAAGCTGGCGGCTCTGCTATCTTCTACGGTGCTGTGTTCCACTGTCACTACAACTTCAACTAAGAAAGGAGTACCGAGATGGCGAATGATTTCTCAGGGCGTATCTGGAAGATCACAACTGGCGGAACTACTCCTTTCGGCGCGGCGAATGTGAAAGTCAAAGGCGGTTCGTGGACTGGTATGACGGCTGCTGGACAGACGTTCATCATTACAGATGTGGCGGGTAGAGTTTATACCTTCACTTCGTCTGGAGTAGACACACAGGTGACATTCTACGAAATGGGTTGGCTCTCTGGACCGCTTACGTTTAGCGGTACATTTACTGGAGAAGTTGACTTGTTCCTGGCAACTAAGTAGGAGTAGGCAATGGGCGCTATCAAAACAACAGAACTATCGAATGGTAATGTCGGTCTTGAGATTACCTACGGTGGAGAAGAAGCTCCCTTCGGCGGCGTGGATACGTCTGCGCCGCCGGCTTATATTGACCCAAGATGTTTTACAAATTGCGATGGATTTATTGTTGTAGACAACCAGTTAGTTGCAGCGTCGTTAAATCCGGTGGCTATTCCTACTCTTTGGAGTGGAACTGCTGGAGTTACACTAATTGGCTTTGGAAATTTCTACACTCCTAAGTATGGCACTTTGAATTATGCTCTTGGATACACAGCCTCTAGCGTGAGTGGTACGCCTACAGGAGTAGACTATACTTTCTACATGACTGCGTGGGTTCCTGGGAATCCGGCGACGTATTGGAATGATACGTTGAATTACACCCTTTTTAA